AAACGGGCAAGCATCTGCTGGGACTTTTCGTCCTCCATAGCGGCCTTGACCGCGTCACCCATGGCCACTGTCAGGGCGCCCAGCGCGGCAGCTGCTGGCACCGCCGCTTTCTTGATTGCAAACTGGGCTTTTTCGCTAGTGGTTTCTAGCTGCTTGAATTCCTTGATGGCTTTCTTGACGCCCGTGTCAACAAACTCAGAAACAATAGGGATGTTGATTGCCATTAGCGGGTTTCCTTGTCGACGGTTCGCATGACGTCGCGCACCAGGCGCTCAAACCCGGCTTCCAGTGCGCGGCGGTTTTGCTCAACGGCTTTGGACAGCACACGGGTTTCGGTCGGTGCCACCACACCCAAATTGCGGCCAAGAATGTTTGCTGTCTTGCGGCCGGCCACCTCAAAGATGACGGCACCGGGGTCGGTCTGCTGAATCAGGATGACGTTGCTGGTCTTGCGGGACGTGTCTACTTTGACCTTGGTGCCCCGACGGGCTTTGGCGGCGCTGTACGGGAACAGGGTGCGGCCCTTGGCTTTCCACTGGCGGTTCATGCCCGACAGCGGCATTTCGGGGTAGGCAGCCTGCGCGGCCTTGACCGCTGGTGCCCCGATTTCCTTGGCGTCACGGTTGAACTGTTTACGCAGCTCGGGGTCGATGCGGCGCAGCTGCTTGATGGCGTCCTCGACGCCTACCAGGCTGATGTTGGCTGTCGTCGTCACCGTTGTTTCCTCGCTTGCTCGTTCAAGATACTAACCACCGTGGCTAGTGCCTGCCCGCTGAACGGGATGTCGGGTGGCCAGTACCCGGTGCTGACCAGCACCACCGCTAGCGCGTAGTGGTACGAGCCTTTCAGGAAGGGTTTTCGGGTTCCTCCCCGACGACCTCAATGGCAGCCAGCTTCTTGACGTAGTCGTCAAACACTGCCGGCACCACGATGCCTGCCTGCTTGCAGGACTCGAACGCCATAAACGCCAAGTCCTCAACGCCGATGCCGGACGCCAGGTCGGACGCTTTCCGCTTGTATTTGCGTTCCCAGGCGACGACCACGAACAGGTTTGTGGTGACGGTGTAGTCCTGGCCGTCGTTTGTGGTGACGTGCAGGTTCAGTTGCATTGTTTCTCCCTCGGTTGGTAGGTGTAAATCAGGTGACGTCGCGCACCCAAGTGCCGCCCGTGAAAACGGCGGTGACCATGGCCAATTCTCCGACCGTTGAAGCAATCGGCGTGAAGTTTTGGAGCATGCAGTTCGTGATGACGTACTCGGGGTTGGTGGCCGATTCGGTGGTGCCCGACGGGCTGATGGTCAGCACGGTGGTGCCGGTGCCGTTGCAGGATGCCAGGACGCCCTCAACCTCGGTTGCGCCGTAGCTGAGGAACATCTCCAGCGTGACCTCGACGGACTGGAGGCCCGACACGAAACGGTGGCCGGTGTCGCCCATGGCGGTGGACTCCAGCGGGTCACTGCCGATGGTGACGGTGACCGAACGGCACTGGTCGGACAGGTCGGTCGTGGTCATGCCCTGGGTGATGTTCACCGTGGCGTTAGAGAGGAATGTGCTGGTGGCCATTGTGTTCCTTTTAGTTGCGCCGCACGGCTACCCGCACGGTCAGGTCGTATGTCGGCAGCTCCTGTCCGCCGCCAATAATCATGACACCTGGGCGCAGGTCTGTCACGGCTATTGCTGAATTCATGATGGTGTCCGCCAATGTAAGCAGGAAGTTGCTGGCGTCCTGGTTGCCGGGTGGCGGGGCGCAAATCCTGATACGCAACGTGATGTCGCCGACGTTGTAGGTGAACGCCTCAACGGTTGGCAGCTCCAGAAAGAACGTCATGGGGCGGGCGTTGCGCGGGTCGGTGACGACCGCGTACCCGGTGTTGAGGCCCGCTATGGCGGTGCTGGTGGCGTTTACCGCGTCCCAGAGAATGCCTGAGACGGGCATTAGGCGACCTGGGGTCGGCCGACGCCGAGCAGCTGCAGGATGCGGCCGAGGGCGCTGGGCACTGGGATGGTGCCCATGGCATCAAATGACGCAAACGAGTCAGCGCTGCCGCGTTCCCTGTACAGCAGTGCGGCATACATGACGGTTCCGAGCAGGGCTGCGCCGTCGGGGGCTGTGGTGAGGCTGTCCTGCAGGTAGCCAGACTCGACGCGGCGGCGATACGCAAAGCTGTTGGCAGCCGAGACGCATTTGGTTATGTACGCGGTGTCGTTTGCGGTAGCGACCGCGATGCCCAGCCATTCCTCCACGTTGGCGTTTGTGGCCCAGGTGCAGGTCAACGTCCAGGTAAGAGTGCCTGTCGGTACGGCCGTGGTGAATTCGAGATTGTCGCCCGGGTCGTAAAACAACACCTGGTTGGCGCGTGGCACCTCGGGGTTGTACATCCATTCGCCGGTTGTGCCGTCAATGCCGTCAAATTGGTATTGCGGGCAGAACAGGACAGTGTGTGTGCCGTTCAGGCCGTGACCAAGCCCGGCCAGCGTGATTGTCTGGCCAGGCTCGATGTCGGTGTCTGTGAGGGTTTGCACGACCGCGTAGTCGTTCAGGCGCTGGTGCGCGATGACGGTGTACACGGCCATGGTGCTAGTCCTGCCGGTCGGTCAGTTGACGACGATGTACTTGACCTGGTCGGCGTCCGCGATGAACGTGCTGACGTAGCCGTAGTAGCTGAACGTGCGACCCAGGGTGCCCGGTGCCTCGACGGACATGAGGCCGCGCACCTGCTCGTAGAACTCGATTGCTGCGCCGCGGGCGACGTACAGCGTTCCGGCCGCAAAGTTGCGGTCTGCCACGAGGTTGAGGCCGAACGGGTTGAACGTGTTGGCCACCGTGATGTTTGCAGAGCCGATGCCGTTGACGCCCATGAGGCCGGCTGCGCCGACGTACGGGAAGATAGGGCGCTTGTCAGCGTCGAGCTGCGAACCGAGCTTCTGCCAGACGTCCGGGCTGACGAACAGGTGGTCAGGCAAGAAGTTGGTGGCGTTGAGGATGTCGGTAGCGGCGTCGTACAGCGCCGAGATGAGCGACGAAGGGTCGTTTGCGGTGACCGTCCAGGTGCTGCCCGATGCGGATGCGCCGCTGGTGATTGCATCGGCCGCGACGTTGTCGGACTGCAGCAGGTACTGGCCGGCGAGGTCGCGCAGGATGATTTCCATGGCGGCCGGGCTGGTGAAGTCCACATCCTGCACTGACAGAGTGACCTGACCGGCGAGCGTGGTCTTGCTGACGACGTTGGACGCGATGACCGGCGTGGTTGCCGACACCGGGTTCAGCTCGGGGCTCTGGGTTGCCACCGTCGGATGGGTCGTCCAAGTCGGGCGAATGAAGGTCTTGCTGTTGCCACCGTCGGGGAACGCGCGAGCGCCCACGGCTGCGACGACCGGGCGGATGTAGTTCAAGTCCTGGAACACAGGGCCAAGCACGGGCACCGGGAGCAGACCAGGCGTGTCGGTCGTAAGCACGTCGCCAGCTGCGGCCTGCAGGGCGGTCTGCTTCTCGCGGGCGGCCTCAACGAACGCCTCGTTGACGCGGCGGAACGTGTCGCCACCGATGTGGTACGCGGCGAGATACTCACCTGCGGACGGCATGGCGAACTTGCGCTTGGGCTGGGCCGGCAGTGCCGGGGTGGGAATGGCAGCTGCCTCGACGACGTCTGCCTGTGCGGGTGTGGCTTCCATGGGTTCCTCCTGTGGAACTTCGGGGTTTTCGGTTTCGTCGGGGTCTGTCGCTGCTTGCGCGGCTACTTCTGTGATGGTAGCACCTGCGAACGCCGGTATGGGAACAAGTGACAATTCCATCCACTCAGCTTTGGTGACAATCATGCGGCCCTGTTTGTCTTCAGTGTACTCAATCGGGTTGACACCGACGGACACGTCCATGACGCCGTCGGCTGCAAGCACCAGCGCCTCGTCGCCGAGGGCGGTGCGGCTGATTTTCATGGATGCCAGCATGGCCTCGTCGGTGTCGACGCGCTCAGCCACGATGCCGACGGGCTTGCTGGAGTCGTGGTACATGAAAACGCGGGGTGCCTTGCCGTCGACCGGCAGGCTGCCTGGCTTGAACATGACTTCCTGCCCGCCCGACACGGCGGCAAACACGTTGTAGGGCACTGCGATGGCGTCTATCCGGCGCTCGCCGTCCTCGCCTTTCTTGGCCTGAACGCTGACAGAATCTGAAGTAAAGCGAATCACGCCATTTCCTCCTGGGTGTTTTCCTCGACGTCGACCATTTCGCGTGAGGTGTTTGCGTCGTCCATCTCGCCAAGGTACGCCTCGTAGTCAAATTCGACGTAGGTGCCGTTAGGCAGGATGCTGTTGGAGCTGAGCGTGGACGCAATCACTTCGGCGTAGCTCTTGGTTCCGTAGAGCCACAAATCCCAGCGGGACTCTTTGCTGTTTGTGTACGCGTATGAGCCGGTCGGAACACCCAGCAGGTACGGCGGGATGTTTGCAATCTGTGCCATTTGCAGCGCCGAAAATTGGGCCGACTCGATGAGCAGCATTTTGTCGGGGGTGGCCGACGTCGGCTCGTACGTCAAAAATTCGTTGAGGGCTGCGGTCTGGTTGGATGACCGGGCCGCGTTAAACGCCGCTGACAAGTCGGCCAATTCTTGGGCGCTGAGAGGTTCGCCACCTACCTGACGCAGGATGCCTGAGGGTATTGAAGAAGCGGCGTTGCGTAGCCGGGCGTCCTCGATGCGTAGGGCGGTGGCGATTGTCTGTTCTGAGCTGTAAATCAGGCCTTGGCTGGCGCCGATGAATTGCACGACGTTTGCGGGGTCGAGCATTTCACCGTTGAAGTACAACTCGTTGCTGGGGGCGTACCAGACGGGGCCGGTCTGGTCGGGGGTCGTAATCGAGCCAGTTGGCAGTCGGGTGAACGACGCGGGGTAGCCGTCTTGGGTGCGGCTGGTGACGTACAGGAATGCGCGGCCGTAGAAGAACAGGTCGTCAC